TAACGTTAGCTAAGAATGGAATAGTAAAGCTTGTGTAAGCAAAACCAAAGTCTAAGTCCATTCCTGATCCAGAAACTGCACCTACATCTGTAGCGTTTTGTACAAGACCTGATCCATACACCTCATCAGCAATTGCTTTGTTGATAAGTTGCATACCACCAATACCTGTTTGTACAACAAGTGCTCTTTGTGGGTCTGGTCCTTTAAATTCAACTTTACCTTGGTAGAAGTTGTATAATTCAGACTTGAACATGTCAAGAGTGAAAGAAGACTTGTTGTATACTCTCTTAAATGAGTTATCCAACTGAGACCATAAACCTACAGATAGTCTGATATCATCTGGTCCGTCTTGCTTAATTCTACCACCTTTACCCCACATTAGGTAAGTTTCAATGTCATTAGCAATCTTGCTTAGGTGAGCTGCTTCAAGATTTGTAATGAAAGTTCTAGTCAATTGACCGCTTTCAAATGCATCTCTTGCACCAGATTTACCCATGCTAGCTACTAACTCTTCAATTGAAGATACTGAAGGGTTGTTGGCATCTTGGTTAAAGTTTCTCCAAATCTCAGTAACTGGTACTGTTCCGTCAGCATTAAGACCGCCTTTGATCATTAAGTCTGCTCTTGAAGAAATTGAGTAGTGTACGTGTGCCTCAGCTCCTCCTACAAAGTTGTAGAATTCTCTGAAACCAGAACCTGTTTCAATATCAGAAAATCTTTCTCCATACTCTCCTCTTGCAGAACCTTTTCTAAAGTACTTAGTTCCAGAAGCAAGATATGAATTATCAAGTTTTGCTGCATTGTTGTTGTTAACAAGTTGTACAGTGTAGATGAAACCATCACCAGCTGGGATAATATCGTCAGCAGTAATGTATAATTCTAAGCCATTGTACTTGTCATAAGTGATAATATCACCATGACCAAACGCTCTCTTAGAAAGTTTAATCTTAAAGGTAGTTCCATCAATACCTTTAGAAGTGTTTGCTGCTTCAATGTCTGCCACAATAAATGGTAGGTCTTGAGCAACTGGAGTTTGCCATTTGTACTCACCTCTAGCATTGTCCACACTGATTGTATTCTTTCCACCAAAAGAAGCCATTTGATAAAGAGGCATTTCAACTTTTTGAGTCATTGCCCACAAATCAACTGGTCCCATATCCATAGGCTCAGCAGAACCAAGCATCTGGGTAAGGTGATAAGAATCAACGTGAGAACTTGCTTTATAGCTTGTATCTCTTAGGAAAATTCCATTGTTTAAAACTGGAGTTGCCATAATTGATCTTTGTTTTAAGTGTTAATAATTAATGTTAATAGTTATATATAAAATTTCTAAAATCTTTTAAAGATATTATTTTGTTTTCTTTGTAAGCGTTTGCCGGCTTTTCTCTTTCCATCTTCCTCTTTTTGTTGGACGCCAAGAGAGCTTCCGCCACTGTTTACTTGTTCTGTTTTCAATTTTCTAACTGTTTTCTCTACAGTTGCTTGAGCACCTTTTTCCATAATCTTAGATTTATATCCATCTGGGTCTTGTAATAACCACAGAGCTTCTGATATTAAGCTATAATTAGGCTCAACAAATTGATACTTTTCAAGTAAGTGTCCTAACAGGTTAGTGTTTCGTCCACTTACAGAAGGATAATTAGGTTGTACTAAACCGTTATAAAGCATTGCTTGTGTTTTTTTATCAATCTTAATGTCATTGATTTCACCTTCTTTTAAGGTATTATACACATTATCCATATACTTTTTAGATGCTTGTTCTTGTTGCTTCTTCTTCATTTCCTGCTCTTGAAGCTTCTGTTGAACAATCTTTTCTTGCATCTTATCCAATTTAGGTTTGAATTTAGAAGCTTGTTGTTCTAGTTTTCCTAGATCTTTCCATACTTCTATCTCCTCTGCTATCTCTTCTGCTGTACCGTATCCGGTTGCACTAAGATATTCCTGTATGATTCTTTCTTGACCTCTCTCAGATTTAATATCTATTGACTTAGTTTCTTCTGTCTGAGCCAATGTAGAGAACAAACCTTTAAGATCTTGACCTCCATCATACACATACCTTGCAGCAATTTTTAATTCTTCAGGCAAACTTTCAAAGAACTTAGCGGGAGTTTCTTTTCTAACTTGAGAAGCTTTCTCCTCAAGATTAGCTTCTATAAGCTCCTCCCAATCTTTAGCGGTATAATCCTCTAAAGATTTGTCATCATCAAAAGGTACAATCTTTTCATCTTTGATAAGCTTTGTAAATACATCACTTATACCCTTGATCTTTTTTCTACCTCTTGTTTCTTTCTTCTCTTCCTCTTCTTCATCAACCTCATCAAGAGAATCTAATACTTCATCAACATTAGTTTCTTCTTTCTTTGGTTCCTCTTCTTTTGTTTCAGGTTCTGTAGCAGCTTCCGTTTCTTTACCTTCTTCAGCTTTTTCTTCTACTTCCTCTTTAACTTCTTCTTCCTCTTTATCTAAGAAGTCTAAACTTTGTTTTTCTTTCTTAGAAAAGATGTTTTTGGTTTTCTTTTCTTCCTTTGGAAGTGTGATTGCATCAGCGTCTGGTGCTGCAGCAAACAACTCATCCAAGTTTATGTCTACTTGTTCAACTGTGCTTTCGCCAGTGGTCTTATTCTCTGCCATAATATGTTGGTTTTAAATGTTAATTACTATGTACATATACAATATAAGAAAGTTTTTTTGAATGTAAACTTATAATATTTGAATTTTTTTAAAGTTTTAAGCAATATATAGCTAACAATAAAAAAGATATATTATAAATTATTTTTCCTTATCATATTTGTTTTTATTCTCCCTAGCAATTTGTAGTTGTTTATCAGCTATTTCACGCTGTGTAGATAATTTTTCACGTTCAATCTGCATCTTTGCTTGTTTAGTTGCATTATCTACTGCACTTTGCTCACGTTTAAAGTTCATTTGCTCTCTATACTGTGAAGTTTCACGTATATCTTTTAAAGAATCTTGGAGATCTGACTGTTGATTCTCATTGATATCTTGCATAGCTCCGTAACCAGATGCTCTAATTTCTGCTACAGTTATATCTTTTTGACGTTGTTTATCATTTTGATCAGCTTCAAATTCAAGCTTGAGTTTGTTTTCTTCAGCTCTAGACTGTATCTGTTGTTCTTGAAGTTGTCTTTGTTGTTCCATCTCTTGTTGCTTCATTACCAATTGCTTCTGTTCTGCATCCTTGAGGATATCAGTAACTTCAGCAATAGAATCAGCTTTGAGAATATTACCAAGGTCATAAATACTAGCTCCACTTGTGTTATTTGTTAATGCTAACTGTTTTAAATTTTCTAGTATAGATCTATGATTAGTTCTAGTTGTAGCAAAAATGTTAAAGTCTCTCAACAATAAATCAGTTCCATTAATAACAAAATTTACTTTTTCTGCCTCAGTTGAAATATATTGTAATCTAACACTTGGAGTATTACTGTAATAGTATTGAGCCAAGTCAGTTCTCATTTTATGAACTCTTGGCATTAAGTTGTCAGAATGATTAATAAAGTATATTTCTGTTTGAGCATATGATTGTTGCATAGCTTGCGTAACTCCTGTTGCAGTTTGTTGATCAACAGGTCCACCCAATCTTTGTCCATTTATACCAATAGATTCAAAGGCTTGTTGTTTAAAATAATTAGCTAATTGAATTCTTGACATTAATCTACCAGTCTGTTCCATGTTCAGAGTCTGGTAATGATTAAAGTTAGTTGCGTTTTCTGTATTTGTAATAGATGTATCAAGCGGTAACATTTGAAAATCTTTCATTGCTACATATGCTTTTGCCATATTGTTCTTACCCCAATCTTCACCCATAGAATGTCTTGGTAAAGAATTTTGGTCAAACATAATCACAGTGCCTAATTCATCTACAAGGATATCTGCAATCTGATTATTAACCATGTTGTAACCAACCTGATATGCTTTCATAAGATCTACTAATGAAGTAGATTTAGTATTTCTATCAGAAAATACTCTTCCTTCAACTGGTAGTTTACATCCATATAATGTTTTATCTCCTTTGAATTGGAAAGGTATTTTACCTGGCTTAACTCTATCTATTCCTAGATATATTGGGTCAATGTTATTACCCATATCAGAACGCCATGTAGCTGGAAGATTTGGTCCTATCTTAACACCACCCCAAACTTCATTGATCCAAATGTAATCTACATGTTCTCCCTGGATTAAGTTCTCTTTAGATTTATTCTTAAAGAGTGTAGTATCATATATAGGTTTTTCAGTAACCTTATATACTTCATCTATAATTGCTTGGGTAACTTGACCTGTCTCATCTATTTTGGTAAGATGCCCAACCTTCCTCTGGGTTTTCCAATAGACTGTAGAAACCCGCATCAGCTCACCTTCTCCCCATTGCATGATGTCTTCCCCTTCATTTAGAATAGCACTAACTATATCCCCACCTCTGGCTGGGTCATCAGACCAATTGCTTACAAACTGTCTGTAAGCCAAACCTGGCATGTTTGTATTCCAAGCATGAGATCTTTTGCCATCATAGTAAGCACCATCATTCTGATAACCACTTACTTGATATTGTGCAGACTTAGCAGGATAAATCTTTTCTAATGACTTGAGTTGTTTCTCATTCATTAGATATCCATATTTATCAATAACATCTGCAACTGTCATCAGATCTAATTTACCTACGTAATTAGAATCTGATATATATCTTGTTTCAGGTGATTTCTGATAGAAAGTTAAAACTGGATTCCATAGTTCAACATCATAATCATCTTCCATCATCTTAAAATGCCAGAACTCTCTGTCTGTTATAAGCATATCTCTAAATGCTCTTTCTTCAAGTTCTTGTATTTTAAATCTTTCAACATCAACATTCATCTGATGTGTTGCCCACTCTTCTACCATACTTCTGTATGACTTAGAAAAGAAGTCTTCTATCTCTGGAAGAGATTTAATATTTTCTGGTGATAATTGTTTTTGAGCTTCTTCTGTTTCAGGGTTTAGTCCCTTTTTAATCATGTTAGTTATTAGTTGTTGCTCTGCATCAGCTAATAAATTTTCTTCTACTAAAGCTCTTTTTTGCTCTAGCATCTCATTAAATGATGTGTCATCTACAGCTCTAAATTGTACTTTAGAAAATCTTTTAGCAAACTCACCACTTAAAACATTTATAACATTAGGAATAATAGGATAAAACTTTAGCTCTAATGCTGACTCATCTTCCTTTGTGAGTACATTCATTAAATCTTTATATTCATTGTCTTCTTCAACAATGTAATCTTTCTTATCAATGATACCTTTTGCAAGTTTATAGTTCTTTAGCAATCTTCTTGCATTTCTACGCAAGAACTCCATACCTTGTAACTCTAACCAATCAAGGTTCCAAGCTGACCAGTCATCATTCTTTTTGCTAGCAGGTAAAAACTGAATAGGTTGTGTAAGAGAAGATGAGGTTGGTCCTCCTTCTTTTCTTGCACCTGCTTTTGTTTGCATTGCATTAAATACTCTCATGTTATTTTATGTTTTTAAATGCGGACCTTTTTTTAGTTCTACCTAAGCTCTTATTACGCCCTAAATTTCTATATGGGCTATACTTTAATTTATACAAATTTTCTGAGTTATCCAAGGAATTTTCATCTGATTCACGCCTTTTAACGTACCCACGGTTAGAATGTTGAATTTTTGTAAATGCCACTAATGCACCAAATGCAACTAGTCTATCCACGTTTAATCCAGGATAATATGCTAACATTTCCTTCAAAAGCATTGGGTCTGGTATCCGCTCCACACCTAATGTTTGACCTATCACATCTCCCTGAGCATCTGTTTCTTCATCTATTTGTTCTCTCAAAAACTCTATTGCATATGATATCAAATGACTTTTAAATAATGTGCCTGTGTTCTTCCAACCATACTCTTGATATACTGTTCTATTTGAGCCAAGATCTTTTAAGAATAATATTTGTTGTTTAGGTACAAGATATCTTTGTTTCTTTCTAGCTATCATATGTTGAATAAAAAGAGATATGTTATTTTCTACAACTGTCCAAGCATTGTACCATACTATTATCTTTTCTAGTTGCTCATGTGTTTTATTTATATCATCATATCTACCACACCATGCAGCAACTATCTTATCTTTTTCTATGATAGTTTCTAAGCCTTCTGGTGTTTCTCTTCTTACTTCTACAGGATTCTTGTAAACAAATATACTGCACAAAGAGTCTGACGTAGTTGTTTTACCTTCTGAAACAGGGTCAACAGAAGCATAATACATACCAAACTGTGGATCTTTTACTGGTCTTTCCCAAACAACTAATACACCTTCCTTGTTAGATTGTTTCTTATCTACTGGAAACGTTGTTATAGGTAATCTATTGCTACGTCTAACTGCTAAACCATCTTGTTCAAACTCAAGTTCTATATGTTCATAGCTATATTCTTTGTCTTCAATTTTTCTAAGTTGTTTCTGCAATATACCTTGTGGAAATATTGATTCTTTTCTGTATGCAAATGCCTCAGCAATATTCATAGGTTTCTGTGAAATCCTAAGTTGATATTGTTCTGGTGTTAGTTCAATCTTCCATTTCTTTCTTTCAAGTATAATAGCTTCACAAGCTTCTTCAATAAGACTGTTTCCATACTCATCAATGTATGGAGGCATAGACCACTGCTCTGGTATAAACAAACCAGCTAATCCTGAAGTGCCATCAGCATCCATAAGATCAGTTTCTACTGCATATATATCATTGACTGTTGGATTTAAAATCATTTCTTTTAGTGGGTTACATTGTTCTAAATCACCCACTGATCCTGCTGCTATAAACATACCTGTTGTCATCATACCGGATGTCATTGCAGGTCTGAGATATTCATATGTGTCCATCATTTTAGGCGCAATACCAGCCTCTTCATGAAAGAAATAAGTTGTAGGACCACCAACACCAGTTGTTGCATTCTTTTCAAAAGATGCACCTTGTATTTTAGATTTTAAACCACGTGCTGTTTTTCTATTATTTACACGTACTTCAATCTTTTGCTCCCATAGTAAAACCTTTTCTGGTGTAGAGGGTCTATACCATGCTGTATGTTCATTAAGAAATGTTTTATATTCATCTAAAAACTTCCAAGAACCTTTATCATTGATATAATCTTTTAGTGATGCACCAATCTTACATACACTTCCTTCTTCAAACCAATAAGTATTTATAATCTTACCCATGTGAAAGTAAGATGAAGCAATCTGCCTTTTCTTTAGAATAGCAGAATGTTTATTATTTAACTCTGCTAATAATTCATATAGGGCCATATGGTATTGTGCATCTCTTACCTTTGCAAACCCATATTTCTTTTCTTCTTTGTCATAGATAGGCAAGAAGTTTAACCACATGTAGTAGTCTCTTGTAATATACCAAGTTTTATCTTTGTTTATATATATTACACCTGTTCTACATTTGTTCTTCTGATCTTCCCAATAGTTTATAAAATCTTTTGATCTGAAAGGAGCAGGACAATAGAAACCATCTTTATTAAAGTTTCTTGCTTCTAAATTAAATAATAGTGCATACTCATCAAAATTATATAGACCTGGTTCTTTAAATACACTCAATACAAATTCAGAGAACTCTTCATCTGAATTAAATTCAGTTATAGTCCACTCACCGTTTTTGTATGTAGGTATTGATCTATTCATTTACTATGACTGCAAAGATATCACCAACATTAATCAATAAATGTTCTTCTCCTTCGTGTTTCATCTTTGTAGGTACACAGTAATCTGCATATTGAACTAAATCACCAACTTTTATATTAGTAACTTCATCTCCTACAGCAACTACAAAAGCTTTGTATTCTTCCTCCTTTGCTGTTTCAGGAATTATTATTTTAGTGCCTGGAAAATAATCATCAGACTTCTTCTTCTTGACTAGGACTTTCATCCCTATTGGTATAATTTTCTGTTTCATGTTTTTGTTGATTTAAAATTTCTGGTTCATCCCAGTAGCAAAATATAAATTTCATAATTACATTTGATCATATGCTAAACCTTGTCCACCACGGACAGAGCTTTCTTGTTCAGATTTCATATCATTAAATGCTCCTTTGTAAGATTGTCTTATATTTTCAAACTTAGCAGCAGCATTAACCAAAGCATTGATGTTACCATCTCTACCATGTTCAATTTGAGTAGTCTCCATATACTTAGCAAGTCTATCAAGCATTGATTTAATACCTACGTAAGCTCTGTATGTTGGAGTTTGATATAGTTTCTCACACATATCTTTTGAATACCTAATTTTAGGATCTTCTGTAGACTCTTCTAATCCTACCTCTTCTATAATAATATCTTCTTTCTCATGTTCTGGTAGATTAAAGAAAGGATTCATATCTGGATTAGGACAAGTCATGTAAAACAAATACTGATATACTTGCATATAAGTATCTGGATATACATCCATTAAATCTTTTAAAAAGTTTAATGAGTAGCAATGTTCTGTTGGTATTACTTTACCGTTTTGTACGTCAAATAGTCTTACTAACATAATATTAAGTCATTGGAAATAAAGCTTGTAACTGTGCAAAAGTAAGTTTGCAAACTATCTTATTAGCAGACCCTGCCATAGATAGTACAGAATAATTAGGGTTAACATTATTTGTAATTGGATCTACAAATTCAGCTAAAGACACAACTGAATTACTTTCTACTTGTATTTGAAACTCAGGTTGAAAGTCCGTTTTTTTAAATGTTGGATTTTTATTTGTTTCTACTGCTGTTATTGTTACTGCTGCCATTATTTATTTATTTTTAACCAGTTAATTAATTGTATTACTTCATCCTTTAAATAGGGTAGTTCATACATTTTTATATCTTCTAATACAGGTTCTCCACCTACATGTTCATTAATTGGATAACCGTTTTTATCTGTTCCAACTTGTTTAAATTTAACATGTTGAATTATCAGCTTTCCAATCTTGAGTTTGGGATTGTGCTTTTTAATAATATACGCATAAATACTCAATTGTAAGTTATAATGATTTAAATTACAATCATCTAAATGACTTATAGGATTATACATTTTGCTTGTTATACCCTCCCAATTAGTAAATCCTTTGCTTTTAATTTCTTTATTAGTTTTGTAATCAGTTATGTTTATATAACCATTTACAATCTCAACTAAATCTGCTTGACCACAAAGTCTTGCTGATTTTAAATAAACTAAATGCTCAGGATATACACCATCAGAAACCTTTTGATCTGGTGCAATTTTAGTTCCTTTATCATCAATAATAGGTTTGATGATAGGAACTTCCACGCCATATCTTTCAATAGTCTTAAAATCTAACATATCAGCTTCTCTCTGATTATGATAGAAATTGCCAAGCTTTATAGCTCTGTCTGATTCATTTTGCCATGCTTGCAAAATTTCTTTCTCAGTCATACCATACCACTTGGACCTTTTGTTTTTAGAAGATTTCTTAGCTTGACCTTTAGCATCAAACTTAGGTTTAAACATACCAATAAAAGATGTGACGCTGATCCAATCTATTTTCTCAGCTTCTGTGCTTTCATATTTATGTCCTTCTTCTGTAAATGTTAGTCCCATATTAAATAGTTAATGTTGTATACCACATGCCATTTTGAGCATTCATTGTATACGTTGTACTTGTGTCTTTGTATATATATTTAATCTTCATTTTCAATCAGTTTTTCTTCTTCTAATTCTGTTAATAATGCCTCCCATTTACCTTCAGGGCATTCAGAAGACATGGATCTACTTTTAAATGTCATAGAACACCCACAAACGGAACAACATGGTTGTGTGCCTGGAGCTAAACAATCAGTCCCTTTTGTATCATAAAACTTACATGCTTCACATATTTTAATTCTTGACTCAGCTATAACTTCAACATATTCTTTTTTGAATAAATTGTTTTTAATACCATCATAGATCTTGTCAATATTCTTGAGAGCTTGTAAATATTTATTTATTGGCATTCTTTTCTAATTTAAATTTTTTCTTAGCTAGTGCATTTGCTTCAATCATTGCTAAAGCTTTTTCCATTTCATCTAACTTTTGATTTATTGCATATGTCTTTTCATATCCTTTATATGTTATCTTTTTTAAATTACCTAACATACTTTTGTTTTTCATTATTGCTTTCTCAAGTTTTTTTCTTCTAATAAAAAACGTTCCAAGACCATGTACATAAATCTTTGGATGTGCTAGAGTTGCTAACTTTTTTCTAAGTTTACCATAGTAAAAAGTTACAAAGTCATCCACTACTTTTGAGTGAACTCCTACCTCATCAGCTATACCCTCACTAAACTTCTTGTGGTTCTTTGGATTCACGGCCTAAAACTTTATAGTCAAGTAAGACTACACCAGAAACTTGTACATTAATTTCTGCTTTTATCTTAATTGTCTTTTTATTATTTCCTGATTTAATTACTAGACCTTTACCAGCAATTTTGTTTATAGCATTTCTAGCAGACTGCTGACTCTTAAATATCTTTTTGTCTGTTAGATAAATGCAAAACTTTGTAAGTTCAATACCAGGGTTTTTAGCTAATTCACATAGAAACTTTAGATCAGTATGACTAATCAATACATCATTAAAGAAACAATACGTTAGTATCTGATACTTTATTGATGCATCAAGATTAACTTGAGTTTTAAAATCTACTTTATTAACTAATGCCATACTATAAACTTAAAATTACATCAATTAATCTTTCATCAGGATAACAATCTGTTTTATCCTTTCTAACATTAGTATGAGTAAGTAAACCTTTTACTTTACCATAGAAAGCATCTTCTTGAAATTCAAAAGCTTTCATAGGCCCATACTTCTTAATCCATTGCTGAAGACCTAATCTTACATCAATTTGATCTCTCTCAGCAATATACTTAATCCACTTTTCAGTTTCCTCAATCTGTCTGTCAGTGTATTTGTGATACTGTGTATATCCTCTAAATGGTTCCTCTAATGTAACTATTTGATCTTCTCTAACAGAAGTATTTACATAAGTCTTACCATTTTTTAGATATCCAAAAGCACATATCTCTATTCCAGTAGAGTGTCTATTCATGTGACCACTACCGGTTTTACCCAAATGCCAACCATATCCTCCTTCAGGAAATGCTTGCACCATAACTCCATCATAAGAATCATTACCGGTTGTAGAGCATTTACCACCAAGTACAAACTCAGTTGCTACTCTACCTCTAGTATCTCTTCCCCAATGGTCCACTACTTTATATGGATTGTGTCTTCCAGCTGTATGATGTAAGAACGCATATTCATTCTTGATAGGTCCATCTAGATATTCTCCTTTAGGAAGATAGTATCTATGTACTGTTTGGTTATAGTTTGTCTGCCAAACAGTAGACTGTGAATCTGTATCCTCATCAATAGCTTCTGGGTTATATTTGTTTTGTAATAAATGCTGCCATGTTTCATTACCTACTACACCATCAGGTGTTAGATCATAATGTAATTGAAATCTAATAACAGCTTTTTCTGTACCAGGACCAAAGTCTCCATCAGGCTTTATCTTTAGTAAAGTCTGGAGTTTTGTTACATCAGAGCCAGTTGATCCTTTTTTAAGCAGTTTCATCTTCTGTTTTTTCTTCTGATTGTAGTTCTTGTTCCTGACTTGCTAAACTTTGGGCTAAGAACATTTGAGCCTGCATACGTTTAGCTCTACACTCTTCAATATCAGTAAGCAACTGTTCATATTCTTTTTGAACCTTAAGGTGCTTGATACTATCTTTGTAGAAATTTGTAATCTCTTGTCTTCTTTGAGCAATTTCTTCTTTACTCAATTGAACATCTTCTTCAGAGATTGTTTGATCTTCTAGATTTAAACTCATAACATTGGTTTTTAATTATACTTGTATATAACAAATATATAAAGAAAGTTTAAATAATAAAAGTGTAAAGGAATATTATTTGAAAGTTTTCTTCTTTCCTCCGAAGTACGCATAGGCATGCCCTTCTTCTTTCAGTTTATCATTTACGCATATTTCGTTTCCATCTACGTCTTTGATAAACAATTCACCCAGGACTCTACCATATTTACCTACACCATGTGATTTAAGTCTACATAGTCCTGAGTCACAGCTTACTTCTAGTAATAATTGTTTTGTTCTTGCTTTAGCTGCTAGGCCTTTCTTCTTCTCAGCCTTGTCACGGGTTCTAGATTCCCATGTGTCAATACCTTTAAATCTGATCCTACGTTTAATCCATGTGTCAAACCCCAGGTCAATCATAGCATCTATAGTATCCCCGTCCACCACACGCATTAATTTAGCCCTGTATACGTACTTTTCCATTAGAATAGATTTCGCTCCAGTAAGGCTATAAGATTTTTTAGTTCAACATATTTAAAAAATCTTACACTTCCTTCCGGTATTTCTACGTACCATTTCCCGTCTACGCGGTTTACGTTGTCATTACTTATGAGACAAAGATCACCTATACTACGCTCATAGAAGTAAAAGTCTTTTTCATTACCACTTTCTTCTGGAGTAATAATACATTTCTTAAATCCTAACTTTTTGATGTTACTCTCTGTCATAGCCATTCTTCTAGTGATTCATTAATAGACTCAGGATACTTTTCATTCAACATACTTTTAAGGACAGAACACTTTTCATACTCTTCAGTCTCTATAAAAAAGAGAATCATGTTCTCTAATTCCATTTTAGTAGGGCCACTATAATCATTATGTGCAAGTACTAATCCATTCTGCCCATTTAACTTTGTCATCATAAACTCCATAGAAGCAGTATTAGTAAGTAACAGATATGAATTGTTATATGCATCATTCAATAACGCTTCTTCTTGCTGAATCTCTTCAACTGATCTTCCATATCCGTAATCCTCTGAATGCTCTTCCATAACGCTGTGTCTATATAACCAATATACCAAAATTTTTTTCCACCCCCAAAAAATGTTGTGTATTTAGCATTGGCAAGAGGTCCTTGTGATTTTGCTCCCCAGCTATTAAGCGGTCAGGGATACCCCCTGATTATAATCATTAATAACTTAAATTTTATACGCTATGTATTTTTACAAAATCTCAGAGAGTAACAAATCTCTCATCTCAACAGACAAACCACTATCTGAATTGACTACACAATCTAAGAAGATAGGTAGTAGAACTATGGAAATCAGACAGCAAGGTGTGTCAGATGTCAAATTTGGCTTCACGGCTATAAGCGCTGAAGACGGAATGGCATTAAAGGCTGAATTAAAGGTAGGAGATGAACTACCATTAACATTGACTGAAAAGAAAGTCATCAATCAGCAAACAAATCAAGCCTTTGATAACCTGTACTGGGCAGAGTAATATAGGGGAACTACGGTTCCCTTTTACACTTGTTCCAATGTTACAGGCAAATTCTTGCAAAAATTACTTTTGTTGCACGTAAATTAATTATTTATGTGTGTTGCACAGTGTGTGTGAGGTAAAAATACCCACAAAAACCCACTTTGTAACACTAAAACAAAACTTTAGCACCGTAATATATAAACATAGCTAACACTACCATAACTAGAGGAATGTGGATCAACAATACCAATAAGACTACAAGTTATGGGTTAGCTTATGTATTACTCTCTTCTATATATAGGAAGATAGGCATATTACCCGCAATAACATTAATCACTTAAACCTTAACACAATGAGAATTGAATTTATTAATAGCAATGTATTTGCTCAACTAGGCACTACTATTGGCGTGAAAGTATTCGTCAATGAGTTAGCCAACACTGCATGGTTCATAGATCCAAGCGGTGATTACAAACCAGTAACACTTGATAGACTTGAGTCACCAAGAATTGCTGAGTTAGAAAATGAATTATTAACTAGCGTAAGTCTTAGGCATATTGCAGAGGAGAATGATGCAATCATCGTTCATGATCAAGATAGATTAGGCTTCTTGACATATGCACAATCCTATAACTTATGAAAACACTTAAATATTTATTCTTTTGTCTACTCTTTGTAGGCATAGGAGCAACCGTAACGTCATGTAGCAGCACAAGAATGTGTAAAACGCAGAAGATGAAGAAGAAATGGAACAAGAAACCATATTGGAATGCTAAAAAGCAAAAGTACACAGCAAGACCATGGCGTAGATAAATTAATATTATGAAAAGATTCCTATTATTTGGCATGATACTACTAGGCTTAGTGTCATGTCAAGAGGAACCTCTAGAAGAGTTGATTCAAGAGGATCCTGATATAATGATATATTGGTCATATGACTACCACCCTTGGAACTTTGATGCACCTGAAAACCAATTTAATACTTGGCTTATAGGTGAGGAGTTACCAGCAGGAGAACGTTTCTACTGGGCATGGGAGGTTGATCACTCTTGTCAAGTATTAGCTGAGTATGAAGACTATGCAGATAGTAATCATGAGGCAGCAGATAGTGCATACAATTATTTTGCACTAGGCATGGGCCAAGCGCCATATCCTGACTATGTAATGTTTAGAAATGGTTCTAATGGCATTGAGAGTAATGACTTTTTAGAATGTGTATTCCCTTTTGGTTCTACTCCATGGAATACGGTAAAGCATCCAGTAGAATGGTATACAGAGAACGGCTTCACTGTATATGAAATTAATTAATAACACTTATCTTATGAAAACATTTTTTAAAAGGCTATTGAAGCTTTATTTAGTTATTATACAACCATTACTCTATATATATGTGGTATCAAACGCATATATATGGGGTAACACAGATCCATGGTTTGGATTTGCACTAGTTATTCTAGGTATGGCTGTAGTTATATCAGCATTTACTGTTGCTATGTATATGGATAATGTGGTACTTGTACCTCGTTTATCTGTAGAATGGTTACCAGCTATAGGTTTACTTATAGCATGGGACCAGACAGACAAGACTATTATGATATGTTTACCGTTAGTAGCATTTACTATATCATATAAGAAAAAAAGGTAGCCATGAATGGCATACTAATAATAACAGTAATATTATTATATATACTATTACTATACTTAATATCTATAGGGTGACCTATAGTATCACACTTCCTTAAGGAGTAGTTTGTTTATTGTTTTTGGTTAAGGTAAGTGATAACCAGTGAGAGGGGAGAACAGGGTGGATCTAACGGGGTTCACCTTTCTCCCTGATCATACAAATTTAAAATTATGAATCAATTAGAAAGAAATCAAGTAATACAAGGATTTAAGATCATTTGCTGGATTATTGTCAAGTGTATAGGCTTTGCTATAGGTGTAGCCGGGCTCTTGTACCTTATACTATCTATATTCACTCTATCAGCACACGCTCAATCATCTAATATAGAAGATAGATTTGGTTATCCTGATGGATATGAAAGAATATACAATGATACTTACAGTAAATTCTTAAGACAACACCCATTGAAAGACAATAACGTAGTTAAATACTTCAATGGCAAGAGAAAATATAATAATAATGTATGGGCAGCTGTATATGATTATGATATTGGACCAAGAAACTTACACCAATGTGCAGATGCAGTAATATATATGCGTGCAAGTTGGATGTATAGTGAAGGCAGAGGGGATGATATTGAATTAGTGGCCAGTGATGGCACTATTATGCCTTATAGAGACTGGCTCAAGGGTGTTATATGGACACCAGAGGGTAATGGTCTTAAGCAAGTGATGACAAAACCACGTAAAGATAACTGTGAAACATTCAGAAAGTATCTTGACCATGTATTTATATGGGCAGGTACGTATAGTTTACAAACATATGAGACTTATCAGGTAGATATCTATGATATTCAACCAGGTGATGTCTTTGTAGTAGGTGGATTTCCAGGACATGCAGTCAATGTAGTAGATGTTGGCGTTAATGAAGAGACTGGACATAAGTATTTTATATTAGCACAAAGCTATATGCCTGCACAGCAGAATCAAATACTACTTAATCCTGCTACAGGAGATGTATTCTATGAGTTATTTGACTTTATGACTGAAGTCAGAACACCAGACTGGACATTTCACGTAAATGACTTAAGAAGATGGCACTAAATGATGATGGCACAGTAACTTTACCGTTATCTACAGTGAAAAGTATGTTGAAGAGTATATATGCAGACGTTCATAACGTTGATGCAATCATAGATCTTACAGTATCTAATCTAGATCAGGACAATATAGGTTGGATATTTAAGCTCTTGCATCAAGAATCTGCATATATACCTTTGCATAAGGGTGACTATGTAAAATTTAAACCTAATCCTTATGATGAAGGTGATAAATTTCATGTAGATATCCTTATAGATATGGGTCTCTATGATAATGGGTACTGTTACGGTAAGATATTGAAGGACACATCATGGGGTAAAGGCTTTAATCCATATCATAAAGAGATGGTTGTACAAGCATTGTGGCATGATGAAGATAAAAAAGTTAAACATGAAGAAGTTAACTGTAAAACAATGATGCTTCAGCGTGTAAACAAATTAGATATACCTCATTTTAATTTAAACAAACTGATGTCAAGAATATCACCAAGCTTATTAGAATCTGAGATCTACAATTGGACGGGTAATCCTGAAGATTTTGGTCCATATATGAATAAAAGATATTTATTTAAGGATAAAGATCTTGATAACTGCCTAAATGTAGATGATGCAAAGAAAATAATTCTTAGCAAACATGTCACGGAAGCAGTATAAAACATTTGGTATTGTTAATAGAGAAGTAATCACTGATCCTTCTTTATCAAAGAATGCTAAAGTAATATATACACTTATTTGTTGTTATTGTGGTGATAAGTCAACATGTTATCCATCAAACGGAACCATTGCTGACTCACTTAATATAGGTCTTAGGACTACAATAAGAGGTATAAAAGAGCTAAAAGATGCTAAAATAATAGAAAGAAAAGGCAGATTTTTCAAATTGATTTAGTATTGATAGCTATATATTAGTAAAAAGTTTTGAGATAAGACTAATAAACATTGTGTTTAATCATATATGAACTGTAATAATTATTATTTTTGTTTGAGTCAGACAAAATTATTATGATACTACAGTTACCAAGCGGGAGAGTTATTGAATTATCAGTAGAACAATATCTTGCGCTGTCTGATGAAGAAATACAAGAGCTTAATGGTCTTAGCTCAGCATATACAATGGAAATATCAAATCCTTTTCATAGATCTTATGCATCTACTGCAAGAGAGCAGGCATTTGAAGATATGAAAGAGCATATTGAAGAAAGAGAACCCGCATTAGATGAGTTCACTGAAATAGATAAGCTTGAGGATGAGTACTTTCACTCAGATGATATTTAAATAATAATTTTTCAACTTTAAATTTTTTAATTATGCAAGGCAAAGTCCAAATTGTGGCTGATGACAGCGGTGCTGTTATCCGTCAATCAAAAAACAACCCAGATTACGGTCATGTTAGACTAGTACAAGAAAGAGTTACTTTTGGTAACGCTGGTTGGGTTAAAAGAAATGTAGTATCTACACTATTACACGGTACTATAGAAGATCTACAAGAAACAGGTATTGCAAATCAAACTACATTACCTGGTAAAATTGTAGTAAAAGAGCAGCTTACACCGTTCAATGAAGAAAATCCAGATAGAGACCTGAAATATGCAGGTGATACTGGTATTATCTGTTGTGCACATGGTGAGCCTATTTATAGAAAGACTTTCTTTACCACAGATGCTAACGCTGAGGACATCTTTGTAGCACATACTAACGGAGATGCTATCAGAGAAGCAAATGGTACGGGAAACAAGCTTAAAGACGTTGTAAAAGCAACGCCAGAAGAAGCTTTTGAAGATAATAACTCTAAACAAGTAGATTTAGAGGACTCTATCTCTGAAATTGAAAATGAAGAGGTAGTAGAAGACACAGTAGAGGAAGAAGAAGCTGTTGAGGCAGAAACTTTTGAGCTGTAATTCTCATAAACGCATACTATAGGTCTCATAATCCTGTAGTATTTTCATAATTATCAGAAATTTAGTTAGGGAAGGGCCCTCTTGGATCGCGTCAGGGGGCCCACTAACGTTATATCACTTACTAAAACTTAATAAAATGCTTAATAAAGAACAAATAAAACAATTAACAACACTAAAGAAAAAAGAATTACTATCACAAAGAGAAGAAAGACTAAACTATTATGGTATACTTGATGAATATCAGTTACACCCAAAAGATTTAGTACAAGATTTAAGTTACCGTAAACTTAATCCCTATCAACATTTTTTGTTTAAACGTGTACTACATGGTTTAAACATATATAGTAAAGATGAGGTTGCTAAACTTCATTGGGATAAGAAGAGAAGAGTAACAAGAGTATGGAAAAGAGGTCAAAGAGAACTAAACTCATGGAAACAATATATATGTAATAAGAAGGTAAATGAATACTTTAGGAAAACATTTACTGGTCCTATGGCAGAGTATATAATATCAATACCACCAGAAGAAGTATTGGAAGATTATAAGAATACTATGTCACTAAAAGACTTGGGTATTACGTATGAAGATGTTATCTTGCGGTTTATGAGCAAGGGTCTCTTGCCTAAGAACTTTTTAACTGTAAAAGGTGAATGATACAACAGAAGAAGAAGCTATGTAATAATTGCAATACCATGCAATTCATTTGGAAGAATGATAAAGGCAACAGGTATTGCAAATATTGCTGGCACAAAAGAAAAGAGCCTGATTCAAAGCCATTAAAGGTTAGAAAGCCTATTAATCCTAAATCAAAGAAGATGCAAGCTATAGATCTAGCATATTCCAAGATTAGAAAGAAATTTATGTTAAATAAACCTGTATGTGAAGCAGGTCTACCTGGTTGTACTGTACAAGCTACTGATGTACACCATAAAAAAGGTAGAGGACAATATCATTTAAGTGTAAACACTTGGATATCTGTATGCAGATCATGCCACACGTGGATTGAAGAACACCCAGAACAAGCTATAGAGCTAGGATATTCTGAGAAAAGAATATAGACTATGCCCGTATAGCTCAATTGGATAGAGCAACAGCCTTCTAAGCTGTAGGTTCAAGGTTCAAGTCCTTGTGCGGGTACAAAGAAATTTATATGACACAGAGAGAAGTAGTACAAAATGATGCACTATCAATAGCAACACAACATAAAAGATGTGGATTAGGTATATCTATGGGCGTAGGTAAAACTAGAATAGCCATAGAGCACCTGAAGAAAAATTACAATCCCTTTATAAAAGCACTTGTAGTTGTTCCTAAGAATACTGTAATGAAATCTTGGACAACTGAATTAGATAAGATGGGTGATGATGATTTATTGAATCATATTACTTTCACTACTTATTTATCTATCAATAAACATAACCCGGCAGACTATGATATAGTATATCTTGATGAGTGCCATAGTTTATTGTTAACACATGAACCATTCTTAAGTCAGTTTACAGGTAGAATATTAGGTCTAACAGGTACACCGCCAAGAAGAATGGATAGTGTAAAAGGTAGGCTAGTAAATAAATACTGTCCTATCAAGTATACATTCAAGGTAGATGATGCAACTGACTCACATATATTAAATGATTATAATATTATTATACATGAGCTATCATTATCACCACTTAAGAATGTAAAGAAGAAAAGGAAAGATGGAGGAGTATGGTATCAATCAGAACTAAATGATTACAGATGGATCATTAGTGTCATAGATAAAGCACAAACACCAAAGCAGAAGCAATGGGCTTCTATTATGCGTATGAGAGCTTTGATGGACTATGAAACTAAAGAGAAATATGTAAGAACTTTGATACCACAGATCAAGAGCAAATGCATCATCTTTGCAAATACTATGGAGCAAGCAGATAGAGTGTGTACACACAGCTACCATTCTAAGAACTCTAATAGTGATTATAATCTTGAACTATTCAGTGATGGGCGTATAGATAAGTTATCATGCGTGTTACAATTATCAGAAGGTGTTACAATTCCTGGTCTCAAAGCCGGTATTATTATGCATGCCTATGGTAATGAGAAGAAGACAGCACAGAGGATTGGTAGGCTATTAAGACTTAATCCAACTGAGACAGCAACTTGTCACATACTGTGTTACAAAGGTACTCAAGATGAGTATTGGATTAAGAATGCACTAAAAGATTTTGATCAAAGTAAAATTAAACGTTATAATCCTGGAAAACATGGGTAGAATGAAAGAAATGTATATGCAAATGGTTGAAGAAGAATATAATGGCAGCCATGATGCATTTATACAAGAATTAGCACGTGTGACATGTGAAGAGTTTATACATGAAGACTCTATGCAATGTCCAAACTGTCACAATCATAGCATATTGCGTAATGAAACAGATGTAATATGTGATGTATGTGGTCAGGAATTTATATTAGTAGAAGGTAACACTTTAAGATTTAAATAATGAACTTAAATATATTTAAAAGAAAGATCCCAAAAAGATATGTAACAATTGCAGAACGTAAAAGAAGAAGAGAAATGGAAATGCAAATAGTTAACATTATTGGTATAATATTTATAGCAATGATATTAGTTATGGGCGTAGTACTAATGGTTAATTAATATTATGAGTAAATACACACATGATTATGAACTTGATAATGGTCAGTGGGTAGAAGTTGAGTATGAGTATGACCCAGGAGAACCTATGATACATACGTATCCTAATGGTGATCCAGGTCATCCTGGCTCAGCACCTTCTGTCAATATATATGCAGCATATGCTGAAGTAAAAGATAAGAATGGTCTTTTAGTAAGCGTAAACATCTGGCCTTATTTATGTCTAGATGATCAAGCTGATATAGAAGAGAAACTATATGATCACCATGAAGAATAATATATTTGTCACGCTGGCTGTTAAAAACGGTCAGCTTGACTTTCCAAATAAAGCACAAGAGAGTAGGTTTACCAACTTTCTTAAAGACGTCCCAGATGGAACTGCAATAGATCTACATATGGGCTATAGTACAGATAAAGGTAGTAATGCACAACTTGCAAGAGCTCATGCAATGATAAGAGAGATAGCACAGTACCTTGGATATACTTTTGAAGAGATTAAGTTACAAGCTAAGCGCCAAGCTGGCCTATGCTTTACAAGAAATAATGTAGAGTATTGTAAATCCTTTGCACAATGTGATAAGGATGAACTTAATTTAGTAATACAAGCTCTGATAGAGATTGGAGACTTTAATGGAATGCAATTACGTTGATTGACTATTTACATCATCAGTAATCTTCTTCTCTAATTCTTTAACTATATCAGTTTGACCTTGTAAAACAGCTTCCGTAAGCTTCTTTAAGTCTTCTGCATCAATAGTTCTATCATCCTTGATAGCTAAACCTTGTTCAGTTGCTTGATATCTAAGTAACTCTAATAAAGAGTATATAGCATACATATGCTGTTCATACCATTTAAATTTAGCATCTTCAAGTTTGATTTCACCTGATATAACATCACCGCATTTTCTGATGATTGGTCCTACGTCCTCTGGATTAGGAATAACACTATTAATATAATACATTAATACATCTTGGAATGCATAGATATAACCTGGATTTATTGTAATATTTTCAATATTCTTTGTTGTATCCCACTTAGGAGCTACATTAATTTTTTCACTCATAATAAATAATTTTATGCAAATAGAAATGTTTCAAACAAATTTAGATAAAAATAACGAGAACTCAATAGATATCAATGAAAAAAGAGTCAAACTAATAGAGAAGTTTGGTGATAGCAGATGGTTATCTATACTTGGGCCATGGATAAATGGTCCTGATCATACTAACGTATTTAATTACTTAGTAAATCAAATAAATGAAGGTAAAAGGTTCACACCCAAATATGGAGATATATTCAATGCGTTTTTGCATTGTGAGCCTGGGGACGTAAAGGTAGTAATTATTGGACAAGATCCATACCCACAAGCTGGAGTTGCTGACGGGATTGCGTTTAGCTGTAGCAAGAAAGGGAAAGCTGAGGCTTCTCTACGCTACATCTTTTCAACACTGTATCAGAACATACATAGCGCTGATCCGGATTTGTCAAGATGGTCTAAGCAGGGAGTTATACTTCTAAACACTGCCTTTACTACCCAAGTTCAAGCAGTGGGCGCCCATTATGAAGTATGGAAACCCTTCACTGCCTATCTCCTTAAAGAGATTAATAATCTAAGTGATAAACTTGCTATTGTATATATGGGTCGTAAGGCTCAACAGTATGAAAAGTATTTCCCTGGTCAATATAATATACATCTACCTCATCCAGCCTCAGCTGCGTATCGTGGTGGTAAATGGGAACACAATGACTGTTGGAACCGTATCAATGAACACTTAAAATCGGTTAATAAACCCTTGATAAACTGGGTATAAAATCGTATATTTACATTTCAAAAACCAATTAATATGTCGTTAGAACAAGACGTAGAAATCATCCGTACTTATCTTAAAAGAAAATATAAGCGTTATGCAAATCTTTATGTTTACAAATCTGTAGACAGGAATAGAGAACTGGATGAAACTGTAAAAAATGCTCTTGAATATACAAGATTAGCATTTCCTGAATGTAACATAGGTAACACTTTTAAAGGCACAACAAGAAAGCGTGAGGTAGTTGCAATAAAGCAAGCACTCATGTATATCTTAAGAAGAGAAAGGTGTTATAAGAGTAGTGCTATAGCAAGAGCTATGGGTATGCATCATGCAACAGTACTACATGCAGAGAAAGTAGGAGATAATATGATAGCAACCAAGGATGAATTATTTTTAGACGCATATGATAACTTAACTAAATATTTGACAGATGTGGGACTTACTGAATCTGATAATAAAAAAGGGATTAACCCCAAATCAATGTCTCTTGCTATTTTCCATAAAGGAGAAAATATCACTGAGTCAATATAATACTGGTAAGACAAAAGAATTACTAGTACGTAAAGGATTTCTAACTATAGAAGATGGTGTATATAAACTTACACCTGAATCTACTAAAGTATTAGCAGTCCTTGATAGTTACTTTATAAAAGCAAAGAAGAAAACTGATGCAGAAATAATGGGTAAAGACTTTGTCAAGCATATAGAGCAGTATAGAGAAATCTTTCCTGCTAAAAGGTTACCAAGTGGTAAACCAGCAAGACAAAATATTAAAGCATTATCTACAGCATTCAGATGGTTCTTCTCTTCTTATGGTCACACATGGGAAGATATTATTAAAGCAACTAAAATGTATGTAAATGAATATAGAGATAAAGACTATAGATATATGGTAACAAGTCAATATTTTATTTGCAAACAAGATAAAAATAAGGTCAAATCATCTCCATTGGCAGACTATTGTGATCTTATAAAAGAAGGAATAGATACTGAAGATAAACACTTTAAAGAAAAAGTAGTATAGTATGGCAAAAAAAGCAACAGAAGCTTGGGTAGGTCAGTATGCAGCCTTCAATGAAGCGCTTAAATACATGTACCGTAGACAGACTGGAGAAGAAAAGTCAATATATACACCATGGCCTAAGTTTAATGATGCTACCACAGATGGATTAGAATGGAATACACTAACTGTAATAGGTGGTAGACCTGGTTCAGGTAAAACACTTATCAAAGATCAGATAGTGAGAGAATCATTTATACTTAATCCACAGGATGAGTTTAGAGTCTTAGAATTTCAATTTGAGATGGTTGGTAGAACCTCAGCTATCAGAGAATTTAGTTCTATAACTGGTAAAACTTATAAAGAATTATGTAGTGCAGGCAGTAAGATTACTACTGATGTACTAAATAAGTGCCACCAATATGCTAAGGAACGTGTTAAGTATCCTGTAGATATTGTCAGCCGTCCTATGACGGTAAATCAAATGCGTGAGCAGATTGATATGTATATGACAATGCATAAAGGCAAAAGAACAATAATAACATTGGATCACACTATGCTTGTTAAAAGAGCGCCCTATCAGAATAGTAGTTTAGATATGCTATTTGAATTAGGTGAGTTCTTTACACAAGTTAAAAGAGAGTATCCTTGTTTATTTGTTGCACTGTCACAGCTCAATAGGAATATTGATAACCCTGATAGGGCTGTTGATGGTAAGTATGGTAACTATATCCTTGAGTCAGATATATTTGGTTCTGATGCTATGTTACAGCATGCTGATACTTTGATAGGTATCAACAGGCCAGCAAAGCAGAAGATCAGGTACTATGGACCAGACAGATATATCATAGAGGATGATAGGACGCTTGTATTACACTTCTTGAAAGCAAGAAATGGTGATGCAAGAATGAGTTTCTTTAAAGCTCAATTTGAGCAAATGGAGATAGCAGAGATGAATACACCTGAGACACAACAAAGAAGATGATCACAACAAAAAATAAAAGTTATATGTCACCAGAAGAAAGAAAAGCAAAAGTTAAAAAGTTGCGTGAAACTCACCAGGAGTGGTTCAGTAATAATGATTTAACTAATGCATTATATATACCTAAGATGGCTTATAGACCTAGCGGCAAGGATGAACTACATGTTAGTTTCTTCCCTAGTGAGTTAGAAAAGAGTGAAGATATATACACAGAGTTTGTTAGTATTGACTATGAATCAGAAGATCCTAAAAGAACTTTGTATCTACACAAGTACAACCCACATTGGCGTGATGAATATGAGCTGACTGAGAGTAAATCAGGATATCAAAGACACTTGATACCTGTAAGTGAATTGATTGTAATAAGAGATATTACGGAAAAGAGAGAGTCTAAAGAAATATTAGACTTTGCAAATCTTCCTAATCCAGATGATAAGAAAGATCCAACAGTAGTAGATGCATTATTACAGATTAATGAAACACTAAATAATATAAATAAAACTATGTATCACATTTTAAACAAGATGAATTAATGGCACAATCTGTATTAATTATTGCTGACTCAGGGTCAGGCAAATCAACAAGCATGAGGACATTAGATCCTCAAAACACAGTAATTATTAATATTGCTAACAAACCTTTACCATTTAAGGGCTGGAAGAGCAAGTATACACCAATGAATAAAGATAACCCAAAAGGTAATCTTGTATCAGTATCTTCCGCAGCTGGAGTTGCAAAAGCTATGAAGCATGTTAATGATAATATGCCACACGTTACAACATTAGTTGTAGATGACTGGCAGTATATGAGTTCCTTTGAGTACTTTGATAGAGCGCAAGAGAAAGGCTATGATAAATTTACATCTATAGCAGCTAATCTTGCACATGTAGCTAAGTTACCAAAGGACATGAGATCTGATCTCACTATATTTTTCTTGACTCATTCAGAAGAGTCTACAGATATTAACGGACACAAAAGAGTGAAAGCTAAGACTGTAGGTAAGATGATTGATAATGCTTTGACACTAGAAGGTCTTTTCTCTATAGTGTTATTTGGTAAAGTACGTAAAGATGATGATGGTGTTCTTGAATATGGTTTTGAAACCCAAAACAATGGAGAGAATACATGTAAATCACCAATGGGTATGTTTGAAGAACCATTCATTCCAAATGATCTTGCTTATGTATTGGATTGCATAAACAAGTATGATAATTAATTAAGTTAAATTTTAAAAGTAAATTCAAAAATTATGTTTAATACTAAAGATATGTCTGCCGGTAGTGGTAGAACAAAACCAGTAATGGGAGCAGGTAATAATGTTATTAAAATCAATAACATTACATTTGATCAAACACCATATGATGTTGATGCCTATAATATTACTTTACATGTAGAGGGTAAGCCAGAAGAAGGAGAATTCCAAGGTTTCTTAAAAGATGTAAATAACCCTAACGGTGAGCGTTATGCTGGCCAGGTAGGTAGAATTAGGTTTAGCCCTTATCCTTACAAAGATACTACGTTACCAAGTGGTGTAGAAATCAGTAGAGATAATGAAATACTAAAAGGTATGATCTTCCTATCTGAAGTTCTTAATAAAAGAGAGGAGCTTGATAAGATAGAAGCAAATACTATTGAAGAGTTCATGAATGAGTGTAACAACTTATTCTCAAATAGTGAATACTTTAATGCATGTATTGGTGGTAGAGAATGGGAGAACAAGGATGGCTATGTAAACCTTGACTTGTATTTACCACGTATCTCTAAAGATGGTGTTCCATTAGAAGCACTTGAAAAAGAGAACTCTAGACTTCTTACATTTAATAACTCAGAACATGTTAGAAAATTACAGAAGAAAGAGAATAACAATAATGAAGGAAATAAATCATTTGAGCCAGCTACATCTAGTGTAGGTGATGATTTTGATTTATAATAATTAATAATAAATCCGGGCGCTCACTGGTGTTAGTCCAGACGTGGCAACAGCAGCTTAATGGGAGTCAAACTACAATAGCGTGACCAAGGCCCCTCCCGGTATTTATTTAATAGAGCAAATGTTTAATACCAAGAATTTAGTATCAAGAGACTCTGATGTTCCAAGCTATTGGGTATTTCAATATTATCTAGACTTGCCTGTAGAACTTACAGGACAAGATATTAAAATGAAATCTATATTTAATCCAGCTGAGAGAACTGCATCTATGTGTATTTATGTAGATAAATCTATTATGCAGTATAAGTTTAAGTGCTTCTCAACCGGTAAATATGGTAGTCATATTGATATAGTAAAAGAACTATTTAATATAGATTACTCACAAGCAGTAACAAGAATAGTAGAAGACTACAATATATATGCAAAATCAGAAGAGTATAATAATGTTAAATTTAAGGTAGCAGCAAAATGGGAAATAGATCATGTGCAGACTAGAGAATGGAATGCACAAGATTCTACAGTTTGGTTGCCATACAATATTGGTAGTAGCTTGCTTGATGCTTATAATGTCAAGCCTATACAATACTACAATATGTTTAAGGAGGAGAATGAAGAGATTAAGACTCTACAAATAGAGGCTCCTTATATGTATGGTTACTTTGATAAGGATGGTAATGTCTATAAGATATATCAACCAAAATCTAAAAAGCATAAGTTCCATAAAGTTAAAAGCTATCTGCAGGGCTTTGATCAACTGAAGTATGATAAGCCCTATTTGATTATATGTTCATCATTAAAAGATGCTATGTGTCTAAAGAGTATAGGATACAATATAGAAACAATAGCACCTGATAGTGAGAATACTGTAATTAAACCTTACTTAATTGAAAACTTAAAAAAGAAATACAAGAAAGTAATAACTCTATTTGATAATGATGAAGCAGGTTATAAGGCTATAGATAGATATCTAGAACTGTATGATATAAAGGGCACTGCGTTGCCGCTATGTAAAGATATATCAGATGCAGTAAAAGAACATGGAACTAAAATAGTACATGAAAAGCTTAAACCTCTTTTGTCTGAAACATTAAAACTATAATATATGAAATGGTTTATACCAGGCAATGTACCCTCAAGTAAAAATGGTAGAAGATGGACCGGTAAGTATTTCATAGCAAGTAAATCTGTTATGAACTATAGGAAAGCAACAAAATCCTACTATGAGAAATTTGCTCCTCTGTTTAGAGAAGAGCTTAAGAATCATAAACTACCCGTCTCAATAGCATTTACATTTGTTAGAGGTACTAAACACAAGTTTGATTATATAAACCCTGCACAAACTGTACAGGATGATATGGTTAAACATGGTTGGATTGAAGATGACAATGCTGAATTTATACTACCAGTATTTATACAGTATAGTTATGATAAAATCAATCCGGGAGTATTTATTGAAATAATTGATAACACTGTAAATAATGATGAACACAAATCTAGATCTAAAAGATCAAATCCTCCTAACAAGACTAAAAGGAAAAGGAATATCACAACTTAATATATCATTCTCAGGGTCAGGAGACTCAGGAGATGTGGATGAGGTTGGTTATAAAACTAATGATGGGGTTGACTCATGGCAATTAGATATAAACAACAGACTAATTGAATCAACTGAAGAAGAAAAAATAAAAGACATGGCTTATACATGGCTTTCTAATAATCTTCTTTATGATTGGGTAAATAATGAAGGTGGCTCAGGTCAATTAAATATTAACTTGAGTGATTTTTCATGGGACTTAGACTATTATGAACGTACTGTCCAAGAACATAACTTTGATGGTCAAAATATTTTTAGAAATGAGTCGTGTGGTTAAGAACTTCTGTTGTATTTGTGAGAAACCTTTTGAAGGATTTGGACATAGTCCCAGACCATTAGCAGAGGATGGTTGTTGTTGTGATACCTGTAATTATACTAAGGTAATCCCAGCAAGATTATATATGGGGCAGTATCCAGGCACATATGATTAATGGCACATCCATTAATACACAGTAAAAGTTCTGTAAGAAAGTGGGGAGGCAAGGTTGAAGACTATCAGCATATACATGACTGGTTTGATGAGACTAAATCATGGTTAGGTCATTCTAACCATAGAGCCTTTCGTCATCATTCTGAAGGAATTTTTGAATGTGAAAAAATATTTGGTAAAAGTTTTACTAACTCTGATGGTAAAACAGTATATACCAGATATGTAGGTGAACAGCACGTAAAAGAAGATTGTAATAATTATATACCATCTGCTAAAGAGTGGTTGTTTAATATTGGATCAGGTAATAGACCTGATTGGATGATGAAAACAATGAAAATTAATGATTAAAATGAATTTAGAAGAATTTAAAATAACAAGAAAGCAATTACATGCAACTGAAGAAGACTTTGAATTAGCATTGGAAAATATAGATAACTTAAAACTGTCACAGAATATTAAAGTATTATTCTGTAAAGATCTTTCATTTAATAGAAGACATAGATTTAGAGAAAGATTTGAAATCACACTAGAAGAGCGTGAGATGAGTACTGGGGAAATGTTTGAAACAATAAAAAGTACTGGAACAGATGATGAGAAGTCTATGTTTACTTATTTAGTAGAAAATGATATCAAAAAAGGTTTCTTTAACGGTGACTTTAATTTTATGAATGAACTTAAATTAGATTTAAAATGGTAGCAGAACAGTTATCTAAAGCAACTAAAACACTAATACTAGAGGAGCCCTTTTATGGGCTCTTTTTAGTTGGATTAAATAAAGTATATATAAAGACTATACCTACAGCTGGTGTTAGCAAACACGGTATAGGTGTACAACTTGCAATAAACCCAGACTTTTTCTTAGAATTATCTAATGAACATAGAATAGGCTTAGTGAAACATGAGTTACTTCATATTTCATTTGGACATCTTATCATGAGAGATATGTATCAAGATAAAAAGTTATTTAATATTGCAGCAGACATAGAAATAAACCAGTATATATCTCATAGCTACTTACCTGAAGGAGGTTTAACATTACAAAGCTTCCCTGAACTAGATTTACCAGAGAAGGCAGGTACTAAAAAGTATTATGATTTATTGCAACAAGCTAAAGAAGATGGTACATCACCAACTCTTGACTCTTTGATGTCACAAATGGATGGTAATACACCCTATTGTCATACAACTTGGGATGAGCTAGATGAATTATCTGATGCTGATAAAAAGCTTATACAAAAGCAAATAGAGCATCAGCTAAAAGAAACTGCTGAGCAAACAGAGAAGAGGAGAGGTAATATACCGGGTGAACTAGCTGATTTAATACACAGGCTAAGGCATGTTGAACCACCTAAATTTGATTGGAAAGGATATCTAAGAAGATTTGTAGGTAATTCTAGTATATCATATACTAAGAAGCTAAGGAGAAAATATAACAAAAGATATATATCTAATCCTGGCCTAAAGATTAAGTTTAAGAATCATATACTAGTTGGTGTTGACACAAGTGGATCTGTATCTAATAAGGAACTTGTTGAGTTTATGAGTGAGCTTACTCATATGCATAAAACTGGTCACAAGATTACAGTAGCACAATGTGATACACAGATTAATTCTATAAAAGAATTTAATCCAAAGAAAGACTGGGAAATTAAAGGTAGAGGAGGTACTGACTTCCAACCTGTAATTGATCATTATAATGAGAAGAAAGGGCGTTATACAGCCCTTATATATTTAACAGATGGTGAAGCTTATAGTCCTGATAACTGTCCACAAAATACCTTATGGGTACACAGTTCTCAATGTAGCATAAATGAAGAATTACCAGGATTAAAAATACAATTAAATTAAAATTAAAAATGGCACAAGTAAATTTAAATATTGAAGAACTAAAAGGTTTTGTAAACCACATTGTTAGTAATAATAGATTCTTACAGAAAGACCGTAAGAATCCAGTATCTATAGAAGTTGTAGGTGAGTCAGGTATTGGTAAGACTTCATCTATTATTGAAATGGCAAAAGAGCTTGACTTAGATTTTGTTAAGCTTAACCTTGCTCAGATAGAAGAGCTAGGTGATCTTGTAGGTTTTCCTGTAAGACAATTTCAAATGTATAAAGAGAAGCAAGTAACAGTATCTAATGATAACTTAGAAATGGTAACAGCAACACAAAGAGCAGCAGGTGCAAGCCTTGCTAATTTGAGTAGCACTGTAACTAAGAAAGTTGGCCAATGGGTTGATGAACTTGCTGTACAGGAATATTTAAAGAATGGATTTAAAATGACCGGTAAGAATAGAATGTCTTATTGTGCACCAGAATGGATTTCTAATAAGAAGAAAGGTGGTATCCTGCTTCTTGATGATTGGAACCGTGCTGATGTACGTTTCATACAAGCTGTTATGGAACTTGTAGATAGACAGACTTATATCTCATGGTCATTACCAGAAGACTGGCACATAATCCTAACATCAAACCCTGATAATGGTGACTATATGGTAAACTCTGTAGATGCAGCACAGAAGACCAGATATATCACTGCTAATCTAAAGTTTGATGTAAATGTATGGGCTAAGTGGGCAGAAGAAGCAGGAATAGATACACGTTGTATCAACTTCCTATTACTTCATCCAGAATTAGTTACACAAGAAACTAATGCAAGGTCTATTACAACATTCTTTAATGCAATATCTAGTTTTAATAACTTTGAAGAGAACCTATCACTAATTCAAATGATTGGTGAAGGTAGTGTAGGAGATGCATTTGCTTCTATGTTTACAACATTTATCAATAATAAACTTGATAAACTTGTAACACCTATGGATCTATTGACTCATGATAATGAGCAATATATTCTTGGAGAACTAACTGGATGTATTGGTAAAGATGATTCATATCGTGCAGATATTGCATCTACTCTTGCAACAAGATTAGCTAACTATGCTGTTGTATACTCAAAAGAGAATACAATTACGCAGAAGATTACTGATAGACTAGAAACATTATGTACTAAAGACTACTTTACAAATGATCTTAAGTACTTAGTGGTAAGAACAATCTTTAATGGCAACAAAGCTAAGTTTAATAAACTTATGATGAAGCCTGAAATAATAAAAATGACAATGAAGTAATGGCAAATAAAAGCGTTTTTCAAGAATTTGATGTTAACGCTCTAACACAATACAGCCTTGGTAGTAACTCAGAGAGATTTGGGTTACTATCAAGGGGTGTTGTAAATGAGGTTATATTAACAGAAGATAAAACATCTGTAGATGCTATGCATGATATAGTTAAAATACCTACTATAACATCACTAAAGAAAGGTAGTTATAAAAAAGCATTTGTAATACCTGGCTGTGAAGTATCAGCAGATAGACTTAAACAATCACTGAAGGATCATGGTATAGCTATGACAAATGATTATGAGATTGCAGACTTAATTATAACTCATGATAATCTACATCAAGGATTTAATAATGAGGAGAATATCAAAACAAATGTTTTGTTTGGTACAATATGGAACTATGAAGCATATGATATGTCTAAATCTAATTCTTTATTAGGTGTAAGTAATCCTAACAACCTTCGTGTAATTTATACTCCATCTGTAGCTGATAAAGTAAATAGATATAATCTTGATGAGGAGGTAAGTTTATATGATCTAGCATACCTAACAGGCTTGGGTTGTAACTTAGCATACAGAATAGGTACTGAGGGACTAGCAGTTGTAGATACTGATACAGTTTTACATGAGTCAGCCTCATTAACCGTATTAGATGAAGAACTATTGCGTACTCTAGTAGGATGTTTAGAATCCTATAATGATGAAAACCTAGCAATGGCTTCTAAAATGATCCCAACATTGGATTATACAAAGAACTTGCATCTTATATGGAGATTAGCGGATACTCTCTACTCTTATAGTCATAAATTTAGTAGAGATAAAGATGTGAACTATTGGATGCAAAAAGCTAATATTGATCACTATAGAAGTTTATCAGCAGAAGCTATGATTCAAGAACTTCACAATGAAGGTAAGCTTGACACAATAACATTTAGATATTTAGAGCCTATATGCAGGAAAGAAATATATATCTCTAATAGAGAACTATATGTATTTCAATGCCAAGTTAGGCCTGAATACCGTAAATATTTAAAACACAGTACAAATGAATAATGTATATAAAATTAAAATAAAAGTAAATGACAATGGTCTATATAGTGATGTAGACCTAAATAAACTAGGATTATTTCTTGGTGATATTACAAACTACTCATGGTCAAGGCCAATGAGTAAGTTTGATAATGTGAAACTTAATCTTATTGATGCACCAGAATTAGTGCAGATAAAAGATAAAAAACTATATAGATATCCTAAGTTATGTTTACCAAGAATGAAGGTAGATCTTCTTAAAGAGAAGTATAATGTAAAAGTGGTCAGAGATAAAGCAAAATCAGACTACAGCATTATATCTATGAAGTATTTAGATAGCATTACTGCTGTTCCGTGGGATACTTATTATGATATCTCTATATTAAAAGATATGATAGATTATTTTACATCAGTACAACAACAGTATCCTGATACAATATCGGTAGACTTTGCAGATAAACTGAATATGCTTTATAGAACTCTACATACAACAGATAGAATACATATAGATTTGCCATATTATTATGGTAATAACAATTCAAATAACTTTGATCTTGTTAGAGATGCAGCTAATAAAATTCTAAGAGATGTTAGTGATAGCAGAAATCTTGTTTATGTAAAAGAAGAGAATGAGCAAGACTTTAATTCACTTATGTCAGGATCTCAGTTAGTTCTTGATAAAGTAATCAATAGTATATGTTCTGAAGATATGCATGTTATGACTGCAGATGAAGTAGATCAAATGCAAACTATGATACAAAGTGATGATAGAGCTAATAGAGCTCTTGCATTAGAAATGATGTCTAATTGTAACTTAGAAGCATGCCTTGATAAAGTTGCTTCAACATTCTATTTTAATTATAATTACTTAAAGGATGCTAACAACTGGAATCATGTAAATGTAAAAGCACTGAGAGAAAGACTTGGTGGTTTTACAAATGACCATGGTAATGATAGTCAGATATATATGTATCAAAATCTAATTAGACTGCTAGTAGCAGAAACTGCATTTACAGAGTGGGCGTGGTTTGAAATTAGGAAACGTATATATAATAATGTATATTTAGGAAATAATTTAACCGGATCAGCAAAACGTGGTGGTGAGACTGTAGATAACCTTTTCACTATTAATATTGAGGATATAAAACTAAATGAAGAATTACAGAAGGCACTTATTGTAGAGCCAGACGGTAATGAAATCATAGAAGAGTTAACAAGCCTTGATGGATTTGATGATCTACCATTTTAATAATTATGACAGAAGAAGATATGAAATACAGACAAGGCAGATCTAGAAAACAAGTAGAATCAACGTATAAGTTGATGGACTTCTTACTAGTATTTGCCTTGGCATCTTCTATCATTGGTCTTATTATATCTATAATATGAGTAAAGAACTAGAAGATAAATTTTATGAGAAGGAGTTTAACTTCAGCTATTCTTCATTGAATAAGCTGTTGTTCTCTCCTTCACTATTCTATAAAGAGTATATATTAAAAGACAGGGAACAGAAAATAGAAAAACACCTGATTGAAGGTAGTGCTATACACTGTTTACTATTTGAGCCAGATAATTTTAAAAATAAATTCAGAGTTGTGCCTGAGAAAGCTCCATCTGATAATGTTAGAAAGGTGCTACATGATATGTCTTTACATACAGATGAGACAGATCTTATGAAGGTAGAAGACTTTGTTATATTAGATTCATTAAAAGCAATTAATCTTTATCAGTCACTAAAAACTGATGAGCAAAGATTATCTAAAATTAAAGTTTCTGAATATCAAATATACTGGGAGTTTGTCAGTAACAATATTATTGATGTCATAGATCAAGATACATATCAACGTTGTTTAGATAGAGTAGAGATACTAAAAAATAATGAAGAAGTAAGTCAGGCTTTTGCACCAAAACAAACAGATTTTGAGTTAGATCCAATAACAACGCATGCAGAAGCCTATCTTACATCAGAACTTAAAGATTATCCTTTTGGTTTGCATGGATATGTTGACTTCTATGAAGTTAATACTGAGACAAAAACTGCTACTATTTATGATTTAAAAACAACATCAAAAAGTATAAATGATTTTGCAGATACAGTAGAATTTTATAACTATTGGTTACAAGCAGCTATATATTCTAAGCTTGTTTTTGACAATTTAGAAGATGATTCTTATACAATAAAGTTTAACTTTGTTGTAATAGATGCCTATGATCAAGTTTATATATTTGAAGTATCTGAACCTACTATGAATGAGTGGACAAATGAATTATTAAGTGCCATAATGGCTGCAAAACACCATTATGATACTAAAAATTATAGTTTGCCCTATGAATTCTTAGTAAGAAAGGTTAACTTATAGTATGGGAAGCGTCTACACAGATTACTTTCAAAAGAGCAAAGTATTCCTCTATCCACTACTTAGATTGAGGAAGGGGATTACTTATGTTCCTATAGAAACGTATATCTGTTGGGATACTGTATTTGAAGAGACAGATAATAAATTTATGTGTCTGTATAAATCAGAGTATGATGACTCATTTAAAGAGTTTGAAGATGCTTTCTTAAAAAATCATGAGCTTTTGTTTGAGCATGTTAATCTTGGAAAGGAACAATTATATATTTTTGACTTTGAGATGTATGCACATGACTTTGAAATGTTTGCAACAGGTAAATATTCTAAATTCACAGTCAATAATAAAATAGCTATATTAGATTTCTTTGGTAGTCAAGGTAGAATATCTTCTTATGTAAAAGGTTTTCTAACACCAGATGAAGAGCTACACCAACAGTATGCAGAAAGACTTGGAGTAGACAAAGAGGTGATGGAAAATATATTTGAGGTATGTAGTGTACCAGACATATATAAAGAAACATTGTATTGTAGTATTCCTTTTGAAATAGATTTGTTTGGTAATGATAATTTGTTATCTTTGAACAAATAATTAATTTATGGGTATAGGAAAAAATATGATGTTAGTAACCTCTTCTTTTAGAGGAGCTAAGTCTTTTAACTTAATGCCAGTGAGCAATGACTCACCATATGTAGAAGCTATGTATGACCCATCGTCAGGCATTTTAGCAGTAATTGGTAAAACCTCTAAACAATCATTTCATATGGTCCCTAGACTAGATGATAATGGTCAACCACAGAGACTTAAAGTTCCAAATAAAACTACAGGTAAAACTGTAAAGGAACAGAGAATAAGCCAAGAAACGTTTTCTGAGTTTTATATAACTGAGAAAGAGGAGATTGAGAACTTCATTAATATATTTGCAATAAATGCTGAATCATTTGACTATGGGCAGTTCATGAATGTAGATGTTAAGGAAACTCAAACTTCCAACATTATACTTAATGCATAGTTAAGTATGAATTTAAGTTGATTGAAAGGGGATGTGCAAGCATCCCTTTTTTTTTCTAAAATAATTAAATATGAATCACTGGGTAATGGATTATGAAACATTGTCTAACTGTTTCACAGCTGTATTTGAGCATTACAAAACTGAAGAAAGAAAGATCTTTGTAATACATGAGCTGAGAGATGATAGAAATGAGTTCATAAAGTTTTTAGAACAGAATGTAAATAACAAAGAGTGGCATATATCCTATAATGGATTAGCATTTGATGGACAGGTCACTCAATATATAATAGACAATTGCAGTGATTGGGAAGAACTAGAGGCAAGTGCTGTAGCAAGAATCATTTATGCATATGCACAGAAGACTATTGAATCAGCAAACAATAAACAGTTTTCTGATTATGCTTTATGGCAAATGTCTATAGGACAGATTGATATGTTTAAGATGCATCATTGGGACAACCCCGCTAAAAGATCAAGTCTTAAATGGATTCAATATAGTATGGACTGGGAGAATATTATAGATATGCCTATATCACATACTACAGAGATTAATACACAAGAAGAGATAGATACTATAATAAAGTATTGTGTCAATGATGTAAGCTCTACAAAAGAGATATTCAATAGATCAAAATCTTTGGTATCATTGCGTAAAGTGTTGACAAAAGAATATGGTATAAATCTATTCAGTGCATCTGAGCCAAGAATAAGTAAAGAGCTGTTTGGTTATTACTTATCAAGGAACTTAAATATACCTAAGTATGAACTTAAAAAAATGAGATCACACAGAAATGTGATTAAGTTTAAAGATATTATACTACCGTATATAAAGTTTCAGTCTCCAGAATTTCAAAGATTACTTGAAAGATTCAAGGCAGTAGAACTTGACCCAAGTAATTTAAGAGGAGGATTTAAGTACAAAGTAAACTATAAGAATATAGAAACACACTTTGGCTTAGGTGGTGCACATGGTGCAAGAGTACCAGGTGTGTATATATCAGATGAAGATTATGTAATCATGTCATCAGATGTTACATCATTCTATCCTAATCTTGTAATCAGGAATCGTTGGTCACCAGGACACTTTCCAGCTGAACAGTTTTGTGATCAGTATGAGTGGTTCTTTGAGGAGAGAAAGAAGATACCTAAGAGTAATCCTATGAACTATGTCTATAAGATTATTCTTAACTCTACGTTTGGTCTCAGCAATGATATAAACAGTTTCTTTTATGATCCAGAGCTCTGTATGAGAATTACAGTAAACGGTCAGCTTACACTGATGATGCTTTATGAAATGATAATGGAAGCAATTCCTGAAGCATTTGGATTATTACAGAATACAGATGGTATAGAAATAAAAATACCAAGAACACAACAAGATAAATACTTAGAAATTTGTGCTGAGTGGGAGAGAATAACTAACTTACAACTTGAACATGATGAATATGATAAGCTTATATTGGGAGATGTGAATAACTACATAGGTCAAAATAAGTTTAAGAAGGTTTCAATGGATGAGTACCGTGAGCTTAGAAAAAGTTCTCCACACTATAAATTCAAAGTAGAACAAGATAAGTTTTATGTAGCACCAACAAAGTTGAAAGGCAGATTTGACTTTCATGATCTGATGTTGCACAAGAACAAATCTAAACTTGTTATCAAGAAAGCAATATATAATTATTTCATACATGATATACTACCAGAAGATTATTTAGAAACAAACAGAAATATTCTAGATTATTGTATTGGTGGTAAATCAAAAGGCAACTGGGAACAGCATGCCCGCTCAATAGAAAATGATGTACTTAAAGAAGAAAAACTTCAGAAGATAAATAGATACTATATATCTAAGACAGGAGTTAAGATTGTTAAAGTAAACAAGCATGACGGAAGAGAAATACAACTTGAGTCAGGTAAATGGTTGCAAACAGTATACAATGATATGAAAGTAGAACCTAAATGGGAAAACTATAATATTGATAAAGCATACTATATGCAAGCAATTGAGCAAGAAATAAATAATATATTAAATGTTAAAGTTAATCAATTAGAATTATTTTAAATGAGTTACAAACCGCTACCAGAAGGCCTTACTATAAAAAGGTCTTCTGTGCATGGTTTGGGTCTATTCACAGAAAGAAATATTAAAGAAGGTGAGATACTAGGCACAACCCATGTAACACATACTGAATACTTTACAGAGCATCTAAGAACACCACTAGGTGGATTTATAAATCATAGTGAAACGCCTAATGCAGAATTAATAAGTTGTGCAAATACAAGAGATATAGAGTGTGGTGTGTTAAAACTTAGAACTCTTCGTGATATAAAAGAAGGTGAAGAAATATGTACATATTATTCACTGTATGATCCACCTAGTAAGTTAAAAGATATACAAGTACACGGTATTGATATTATATCAGGTACAGAAATAGGTTATATTATAGATGATAAAGATTCAAAAAACCAAAACACTAGACACAAAACCAAATAATAATAGTGCCAATTGCATAGCTCCTAATGTTATCTATGGATGCATGGGGGGCTGTGTTAATACTTATTGTTATATGGCCCGTTACAACGGGAAAAGAGTTTATGTCAATAAGAATGTTGATCAGATATTTAATTCAGTTGTAGAATGGGAAAAAACATACTACAAACAACCAGATCAACAAGACCCTATATATACTATGGTAGATGTTGCGTGTAACTCAGACCTTGTTCTGATGCAGAGACATATGCCTGAACCATTGATTGATTATCTAAAGAGATATGATGATCATCCGCAGCTAAATAGTACTATGGCTACTAAGTATCCTAGTCTTCTTAAATTAGATGTGAATCACTTTAATAAGAAACCAAGAGTTAGAGTAAGCCTAATGCCTCAGAAATATTCTGATATACTTGAGCCTAAAATGCAAAAGATATCTAGCCGTATTGTAGATATCAATAGGCTTAAAGACTTAGGATGGGAAGTACATTGTAATTACAGCCCTCTTATATTCTATCCAGGATGGAAAGAAGAGTATAATACATTATTTAGCGTTGTAAAAGAGATAGCTGGAGTAAATAAGTGTGAGGTAATTGCACTTACAAATCACAGAAATCAAATGGCTAAAGCATCACCAGAAGCTAGAGAACTGATGAGACGTTCATATGAAATTAAAAATCAATCTGGCGTGATGAGATATCCTATAGCACATAAAGGAAGACTTATATCAGAGTTTAAAGATATTTATAAAAAATATTTTCCTTTAGAAACTATAAGATATATCTTTTAAATTTTGCTGAGTCAGCAATTTTAATTATATTTACACTTAAAAAGTTTACAATATGGGACATAAAAGACCAACAGAAGTAACACGTAGTTACTTAGAAGCTGCCCCGCTTCCAAAATGGGGACCATCTTACACTGTAGTATCACATAAACAAGTGATGGACAGAACTACAAAACTACTAGAAGATAGTGGTTTTGCTATAACAAGAGAGCTATACAGAGCTAATCTAGATGCAAAAGTTGCACAGGGTATATATCACATTAAACCTAAGACAAACAGCGCTATAACAGATCCTAAAGTTCTAAATGAAACAGAATTAGGGATGATGTTTGCCTGGACAAACTCTTATGATAAAACTATTAGATTCCAATGTGCTATTGGAGGATATGTAGGAGTATGTTACAATGGTATGGTGGCCGGTGATCTTATGAATTTCAAAAGAAAACATACCGGTGCAGCTGATCATGATATACATATGCAAATATCTAATCAGATTAAGAATGCTGAGAAGATATACAAGCGTATTATAGATGACAGAGATGCATTAAGAAATACACCATTAACAAAAGAACAACAGGCTGCACTATTAGGTAGACTTTATTTTAATGAAGAGCTACTTGATAATACGCAGATGACATGTTGTAGAAATGAAATGAACAAGCCATCTTATGATTACAACTGTGATCAAGATAATGCTTGGACATTTTATAATCATGTAACACATGCGTTCAAAACATCTCATCCTAGAACATGGTTGAGTGATACACAAACGTTTCATGATTTTATTACTGCTGAGATTTTAGGTCAGCACCGTCCAGTTCAAGTAGATAATACCTATAATGCATTATCTAAATATAGTGAGCTGAACATTGATGAAGATGAGGATTGGTTAGAAGTACCTAACACCGTTGATATTGATGATGTACAATTAACTGCACAACATTTGATTAAAACGTGAGTGAGAATCTAATTATCCTTGTTGTTTTTATAATAATTATTCACTACTTATTGAAAAGTAAGTATAACAAATAAAGTATGGGGGCAACCAACTATATGAAGTGATTAAAATAAGCCTCGTATAGCCCCCTCTTTATTTAAATTCTTAGCCATGACAGAGAAAGAGATAATGAAATTAATGGAAGTGCAGTATCTGAAAGGTAGATTAGATGAATTATATAAAGGTTATGTTCCTTATAGTATAGAGACTAACAACCGTATAATTGATACTAGGATTAGCAAGTATGAAAACAAATTAAAAAAAACAGATGAAGCGGCATATATACAGTATAGATTAGAAAGAGAAAACTTAGAAATACTAAGAAAAAAACAAAAATAAATGTTAGAGGATTTAATACTTATTCTAGAAGCCCTTAAAAATGGAGACCAAGCAGATGCCTACGCTATGTTAGAAGAAGTAATTCAAGAACTAAAAATTAAAAAGTTACTAGATGAAACCAATACAGAAATATAAAGTATGAATGCAAAAGAAAGAAAAGAAAGACCTGTATACACAGGCGTTTTAAAATATTTTCCAGATGCAATAATGGAAGTTGCTAAAGTATCTTTAGCGGGTAATGAGCAACACCATCCAGATAAACCATTGCATTGGGACCGTAGTAAATCTACAGATGAGCTTGATGCGTTAGCAAGACATCTGATTGATGCAGGCAAACTTGATGATGATGGCCAACGTCACTCAGCTAAAGTTGCTTGGAGAGCCCTAGCTAATCTACAAAAAGAGATAGAGAATGAAAGGTGAAGTATATAAAAGTCATATCACTGGAAATGTTGTAGTAAAGAGACAAGATGGCTGGTATGACACAGTAAATAACAAACGGATCATGGGCTATAATGTATATAAGTTTGTATCACTATCTAAAAAGCAATAAAAAAGGGGCACTAAGCCCCTTCTTTTTTATAGATGTAGTGTTTATTGTAGTTCCGTAAGATTAAATAGTTTCTTACCGTAATTCAAGAGAATAAAAGCCATCTATATAACTACTATCTCTTGTTGCTTTACCCAAGCAGGGTTTTATTAAAGACTCAGCTCTCTATATAGTATTGAAAACTTCAAAGGTGAATCACCTTGTGAGACTGTAGTACCAGCTGTAGACACTATATTCAAAGCAGCGTTTGGTACAATAGCAGTGCCTCCAGTTAGTGGGTCTGAAATATTAAAATAATCATTAGTAGAGTTAAGTGTTGCATATGCAAAAAATTGACTACTGTTTAAATCAGTATTTCCTAATTTAAAGTTTACTCTTTCTCCTGACATAAAGTCACCGGCAAAGTTATATGCAACAGAATTAAAATCTATTTTGTAAACTACATTCATTATAGCATAGACTTTATCTGCCCCTGGTGCTGGAAGAACTTCAATGCTTCCTCCATTATTTAAGGTAAGCACTTGTTCTGGTGTTATTACCACTGTTTTCTTTCTAAGATCATCTGTTGCTGAAGAGCCTCCAAGCAAAGCTTTTAATTTAGAGAGTCTAACAATACGTAGTTCTGGCTTTTCTGCAGAATCAACACCTGGAGCTTTACCTTTATCTACACCTATTGGTATAAAGTCATTTAGTTTTGGAGCGCTAACAAATTTGTTACGCTTGAATAATCCTAATAAGTCTTGTAATAAGTTCATTTTATTTTATTTTAATTTTATTATACATCCGTAAATCCTAAATCTTGTAGTTTAGTTCTTACTAAGTTTTGATAGAATCCTGATGTTGTATTTTGTTGAGATATACCATTTGTGTAACTTGAGCCAGTATATCCTTCAAATTCTATCTTTCTTGGATTACCTGGTGATGGTTCAACTTTTAATTCCGCATCAGTCCAGCCTCCACTACCACCAACAAAGTTAGAAGCAGCTACACCATCACGTAAACCTTTAGATATAAAAACAGCATCATCTGCATTACCAGTTGCTTTATCAGAAGCTGCAAAGAAACAACCAACAGCATTTACAGCAGTTGGTGTACCATTCATTGTAGCATTTGGGCCATAAGTAATCCAGTCTTTAAGATTATTAATATCATCTAGTAAAAAGCCTGCACCACCAGTATTTCTAGCATATGGAGCATTTGTCCCTATATCATAACCGCCAGCTGATGTGCTTACTTCATCACCCCAAGCTAAAGTACATATAGTAGTTGCTCCTTCAAATATTCCTCCCGTACTAATACTAGAATTAAATTCTGCTTGGCTATCTTGATAACCATAGTTGTATAAACCACGGAACCAGTCTTCTCCATTCGGACCACCTGAAAGAGCTGGACCATTCATGAATCCAAACTTAACGTGTGTATTATATCTATTTTGACCATTAGTTGCTGGGTTAGGTGTAACACCAGCTGCAATTTCTTCAGCTAAAGTGTCACCTACAGCATAAAAATCTTGGAATAAAGATCTAAGGTTATTTGGATTTAGATAATCTGCACGGGCAAGATCATCACTTATACTTAATAATATATAATCACCTGCAAAGATCTCAAGACTGACATCT